GGATATGCTACTCCAAGAGGAAATGATTCGCATTGACGAACAACATACTTTACAGATGGTGGCAAATAGGATATTTACCAACGCGAACATGCAGATTCGATACTAATGAACTATTCACTTTCAAACATGCTTGGCAATGGTGGCATTTTACTTTACACTCCATCAAATACGGTGGCAAAAGCTAACGTAAATGCTTTAGTAGCTGCTGGTTTTTCTCCTAGCAATACATTTCGACGGCGCATTGACTCAGCAATGAATGTTCTTGATGCTGGTGGTTTATTAGGTGTGTTGGTGGATGGTGCATACTATGGCACAGACGGAAATCTAAGCACAGGAAATCCTATTTCTATCCGTAGTGTTTCGGCTGCTGCTATGACAGGCACATTTACACGAGGTCGATATGGCTTGACAGCAAATCAAACAGACGTTCAAGGAATCGGACACACAATTACAGCTACCAATTCTGGAACTATCTTTGTAGATGATACTCCGCTTGTTCCTAATGTTTCTCCCGCAGGGTTTAGCCCAATCGTTTGCATCGGCACTACCGCCCCGACAACATCTAGCCATCAATACGGCTATGCGTCAACATCTGTTCCGCGCATTCAATCATTCAACGACTCAGGCAGCTATGTAAACGACTCAGCCTACGCGATTGATGATGCTACAGCAGGAAGTCGATCTGTTGACCCTCAGTCATGGACTCCAACTATTCAAGGCGTTACCTATGGATATTCTTCTTTCCGTTCATGGGTTAATGGAGTTCGTAGCACTCTTCAAGGATCTGCTTTTGCTGCTGCTACTGCTGCTAACAAGACAAGAGTGTCACTTTTTCGTCGCCCAGAAACCAGCAATACCTTTTCTAATCCAGCATCGCCAAAAGTTGAATATGTTGGCACAATTACAAGCTGGATGCTTTTTGCTAGAGAGCTTTCTGATGCGGAAGCTAGTGTAGTTACTCGTGCGATGACTATCCTTCGCGGAAATACTTACATCTTATCTGTTGAAGGCGACTCACTTACGCAAGCTATTTTTGGCGCGGCACCATTCCGTAGTCGTGATAACTGGACTTACCAAGTATTGCAAAATGCTTCTTGGCAAAATCACTTCATTGTCAATGCTGCCGCATCAGGTCATTCAGTTGAGGGGATGGTATTAAGTGGCAACTACGTGACACAATCTCAACCGTTCCGTCCTCGTGATTTTATTACCAGTGGAATTTACGCTGTTGCAGGTGGTATCAATGATTTCGGATCATCCGGAGTTCCTACTGCTGCATCAGTTTATGCCAATCTACTCATTCTAGTAGATGACGCAAAGGCTAACGGTTATAGAACTGTAATATCTACAATTCCAACACCTTCAACTACTTGGACGGTTTTGAATAGCGGCACTAATGGAACGCGACTTGCAGCACTTAACACCCTGATTAGAAATGGTCATGTTGCAGGTGATTTTGATTTTCTTTGTGATGCAAATTCCGCAGTTCCAGCTTATGACACAGACCCGACTAAGTGGTATGATACCGTTCATCCAAACGCCGCAGGAAATGCTTTATGGGCTGCACAATTTATTGCATCAGTAACTCCTTAAAAAAACAAAATTAAAATAACAACTATGAAAACTACCGTATTAGGCATCCTGACAATCGTAGCAACTATCTCCAACGTAGCTATCCAGTTCATCTCTGGTGAAGCTCCAGACTTCGCCGCAGCGTTTGCTGCTGTAGTTGCTGGCGTAGGACTAATCAAAGCTGCTGACGCAAAATGATTAAGAGCATTTACCATAGCGTAGTCGGCACTCTTGCTCCAATCTTAGGTGTTGTCACATCTCTGCAAGAGCAAGTCGAATACGGACTACGTATCAGCGGCTTAGTTGTCGGCTTAGTTGTCGGCTTACTAAGCCTATGGCAAATCATCAAAAAGCTATGACTACATTCGTAAAGGAAATCATTCGTATTGCTAAGGCGGAAGTCGGCGTGCGGGAGATTGCCAATACGAACTGCGGCGAGCGAGTTGACCAATACAAGGCAGCAACATGGCTTAATCCTAAGAAGGGATGGGCGTGGTGCGCTGCCTTCGTGTGCTGGGTAGTGCGCGAAGCTATGACATCTGCTGGAGTGAAGCAGACCAAGACATTCAAGCGTCCACGAACCGCAGGTGCATGGGATTTTGAGAACTGGTCACTTGAACAAGATAAAACAACTAATACGAAAAAACCGCAAGATGGCGACATTCTGCCTGGTGACATCGTAATGTTTACATTTTCCCACATCGGCATTGCTGTGTCAGCTCCCGATGATGATGGCAACGTCACAACTGTTGAAGGCAATACTGACACAGCAGGATCTAGAGAAGGAGGCGGGGTTTATCTTAAATCTCGGCACATTTCCAAGATTCGCTCACGCATCCGCTTTACAATTTGAGCAATACTCTACGCAAAAAGGGGCAATAATGTCCAGTTTGAGAAACATTATACGCAAATGAAGCCAATAAAAAGTAAGTCTAAAATCATAGTTTTATTATCAGACCTTCACATCGGCTCCGTTGTCGGACTATGGCCATCTGATTTTATCTCTAATGAAGGAATCCCCATCGGGCAAAACGCATTCCAGAAATGGTTGTGGAATTGCTGGCAAGATTGCCATGAGTGGATCGCCAAGACAGTAGGGGATGAACCTTACGAGCTAGTTGTCAATGGCGACTTGGTTGAAGGTATCCACCACCGCACTACCCAAGTCATGAGTGCAGACATCGGGGATCAATCCGCTGCCGTTATTCAGATTCTTGAGCCAGTGACAAGCAAAGCTGCTGGTGTCCACATTATCAAAGGAACTGAGTGCCATACTCGTAATGATGAGATCCGACTAGGCAAAGCACTAGGCGCATCCAAGAATCCTGAGAATGGGCAGAACGCATGGGACAATCTCGACATGGAGATTAACGAAACGCTGGTGAACTTCGCGCACCACATCTCCGCGACATCCCGATCGTATCTGGAAGCAGGGGCGCACAGCATCGCATTAGGAAATATCACCCATTCCCGTGCAAGAGTCGGCAAACGTGTGCCAGCGGTCATCTGCCGAGCGCATCGCCACCGTCACGGCATCTGGACAGACGGCAACCAAGCATCGCTCATAACAGGCGCGTGGCAGGGTCTTACACGTCACGGCTACAAAGTAGTCCCCGATGCTATCTCGGAGCCTTCCTGCATCATCCTAGACGCAAGAACGACCGACAAAGGCGACCTTCCACTATTTCACCAACGCAAATACATACCATAATGGCAAAGAGCATACCAAAAGTAAGCGGAATGGATTGGATTATAGAGCAATTCCAGCAAGTGGAAATGCATCCAGATGAGTTTACCGTTGAGATGGTTGTTGAGAAGACAGGAAAACCTTATCAACCCATCAGAAATAGGATAAAAAAGATGCACGAAAAGAAGGAGTTGACTTGCCGTAAGATGTTAATTAAGGGGCGACATGTCAATGTCTATAAGCAGGTGGAGAGCTAAGGCTTTAAGATACTCCATGCAAGTGCAGCCACAGAAGAAACCTGCCCATTTCCAATGGCTTTAAGTCTGTCCACCCTAGAGGCCACCCCATGAGCCATTCGACCCACGTTGGATTTAGGTGCTTCGGCTGGGTCTTGTCCCCACCACGAGCAACGTGGCACAATGTCGGAGTATTTCTGATTGCTTCTGCTGGTGCATCGCATTCCTTTGCGTTGTGACAAGTTGGAGTTGGATACATCGCAACTGTTCTTGCTAGTCCAATGCTGCCCGATACTCCCTGATTGCTGATCTTTCGTAACTTCCCCGACTTGAGCGTGATTAGCTTCGTGTTGTCGTTCAGAATCGCACCCATTGTTGCATCCGCGCAGGTTGGAGTCGGTAGCAAGAATCCAGATCCTGTCTCTTCGGTGAGGAGCGGAGACGTGATGCGCTCCCACAACACCCCACTTCGCATCATACCCCATTTCGGCAAGGTCAGCGAGGACAATAGCAAGTCCTCGTCCCACAAGCATAGGTGAGTTTTCCACGAAAGCGTATTTAGGTCGAACTTCACCGATGATTCGCGCCATGTGTTTCCACATACTGCTTCTTGCTCCTTCAATTCCCGCTCCTTTTCCAGCGCAACTGATGTCCTGGCAGGGGAATCCTCCTGCGACAACGTCAACGAGTCCTCGCCATGGCTTGCCGTCGAATGTTTGCACATTATCCCAGATTGGGAACTTTGGTAAGATTCCGTCTCGCTGTCTTTGGAGTAAGACTTTTCGGTAATAAGGTTCAATCTCGACAGCACATACTGTGGTATGTCCGCAAAGCATCCCACCGAGGATACCTCCCCCTGCTCCTGCAAATAAGTGTAACTCATTTAGTTGTGTGTTCATTGTTGGTGTTCATTTTGTGTCGGTTGGCTCAATAAGGTATTCACACCAGAAAGCGATGATTTTCGGCGGTTCGATGTAGGAATGCACGCCATTTCTCGGTGCCGTCCTGCGCAAGCAGTTCTCGCATCCTTCGCGCCAGTCCCATGTTCCGTCCTCGTCGTAGCCCACGCCCTCGCATCGGGCAACGTCATTTGGTAGTGTGTTCATTTTGTTTTAACATGTTGATGCACTAAACGTAAGCGTCAGTGATCTTGGCTGTTCGCAGAAGAAAATGCCCGCTCGATTCCGCGAATCGCGAAACCAAGGGCGGAGTCATAGGCGAGGCGTTTGTTTTTCATCGCATCAGCCATGGACCAGTGACAATCCTCGGCGGCTTTCGATTCTATCCGCTCCATTGCTGCCATCTCTTTGGTGATGGACTCACACACGGCCCGCATCACCTCTAGCTGCGAACAAGGCATTGCACCCAATGACTGCCCGGCGGCAGTTTGGGGTGATGGCGGAGCGGTAGGGTGGGCAGTCATGGGTGGATTTTATCGTTCTGCTAAAATTATTGCTTTCGTTGGCACATTTTTGAGCCGTTTCATTCGGTCATAGCCATTGGTTAGCGGTCTGTAAGCGAATTTGCCCTTTGGTATCTGCGCGCATCCCCAATAATCAGGCATGGTTTTACGCAATTTGCAGCGTGACCACAGCATCCCATCAAACTGGAAAAGCATAACAAGGCGTGGCTGGCCAACTGCTGCCATCGTTGGAGTTGGTTCTGTATTCATAGCGTTTTCTCGCTGGCATCAGTGCCAGCACTTTTTGCGTTCATTTTTATTGTGTTCATTTTGTTTTGGTTCTGTAAGATTGCCAGTCAAACGATAGTTTCTCCCCGTTCTCCTCGATCCGATCAATCACGGCAGGGGAAAGAGTAGATGCTAATCTCTCCCATGTATAGTTGGAAATCAAGATTGTCGGCATATCTGCGGCGTATCTCGCATCAATGATGGCGGTTAGCTGTCTATCCTCGTATTGTGTTTCCCCACGCTCCTGGACTTCATCTATCACCAGCAAGGCGGCTTCACAGTAATCCGACACAACTTCCTTTTCTGATTTGCCAGATCCAGAAGTGTAAGTAGATTTGATCGTTGAGAACAAGTTCACCGCTGTGGTGTAAACCATCGGGCGTTTCTTCGTGCTTGTCGTCCATCCAATGCCTCCATTACTGATTGTTGGACGTTTTGACTTATGCGCTCTAGCCACCTCCCAAGCCATGCGTGTCTTGCCTGTGCCATATCCTCCGTAAAGGATCGTAATGCCCCCAGAATCGGTCGTGGCGAGTGCCTTGGCATAGTTTGTCAACCACCCGTCACCTGTCGCTGGCGGGGCATCCTCGTAGCGTTTTGGAAATCCTCGTAGTGTGTTCATAACATTGTTGGTGTTTCTATTGTTTTTTCTTTTGGCGTGCCTGCAAACATATCCATTTGCGCCGTCTCTGCTTTTACGCGTGCAATGCCAGCCGCAAAGTAGTCAGGATCGAGTTCGCAGCCCGTAAGATGCACGCCGCCGTAATGCGCTGCGATGGCGATTGACATACTGCCGAGGTGCGTGTCCAGTATTTTCATACCCTCCTTGGCGTAGTTGGTGAGAAGCCAGCGGTAGAGGGCTACGGGCTTCTGGCAAACGTGAAAACGGTCTGTTCCGCTTTCTGTTTGTGAAGTTAGATCGTATGTTTTGGAATTGCGGTCAAACGAAGTCAGCGCAAGTTCAACATTGCTCATTGTATGCATCCCTGACATGTTTGGCTTAACCCATGGAATAAAATGACGAGCAGGTGGCAAGCATTGTGTAAAATAATTACCGCCCCATACAATCCAATTTTTAGAAACGCGCATCATTTCGTCGAAATATATTTTGTCTGGCGCAACATCCCATTTCGCACCCTTTTTTTGATATTTTACCGACCAAGTTCCTCCCGCAACCAGTTTTTCACCGAGTCCGTAAGGAGGATCGCAAATAGCAAGGTCGAAATGCTTGTCAGGGTATTCCTTCATCAGCTCCATGCAGTCCATGAGCCGCAGGTCTAGCGTGTTTGTTTTGTAGTGTGTGATTTTCTGTGTGTTCATGGTAAATTCAGAATGTCTAATACTGTGTAGCTATTACCTTTTTTTTCTAGAAATGAGAAGTCAATCGGCATTGTCGGCTCGATCTTCTCAGATTCCTCCGTGCGCATGAGCAATTCCGCCGCTTGGCTAGGGTTGCACTTGTTACGCAAGGACAGTCGTCTGATACGCTGATACGTCTCCTGTGACAAGCGTAAGACGATTGTTGCCTTCTGCTCCCACGGTTTATGTCGTTGTCTTCCGCAGATCATGCTAAATCCTTCGTCATTAGCTCTCTTGGCTCTCTTTTTCATAATACCTTGTATTGTGCGTAGGTTTTGCCGTTGGATTTTACCTTCGTAGTGCTGATAGCGATACCTTTGTTGCGGAGTTCCGCGATCCGTGCTGCCAGCCTCATACATCCCCATTTCTGGAGTGCTTGTAGTGGGGTTATCTTGTGTCCTTTAAGGAGCCATGCTTCTATTTTCTTCGTTGTGCTTGGTTGTGTGTTCATATCGTGTGTTCTTGAGAGTTGTTTCCCCACCGCGCCTGAACAGAGCGGCAGGGGTTTTTCTTCGCTTCAGCACCTGCTGGGCGCAAGAAGTCTTTTATTGCGGCTGTAAAAACGCTAGTTTTAATTCCGCTTGCGTGAGTTGTTTCATGCTGGCAATACGGTTGCTGTTCCTAATTCCGTGTCGAACTCAATAAAAATATACTCGCTGTATTTAATCCATTTTTCTAGCTGTTCATCAATCTTCTTGTATCGCGATTCAATCAATGATTCCGATTCGTCATCATTTAATCCTTCCATTTCTCGGACTTGGTTTTCTGCCGCTTCACGTATCATTTCGCACACGCTGTCAGGGTCTTTTATTGTTCGGCTCAGAAATATCCATCCAGTGAGTCACCAGATGATTCGCGTTTTCCACGTTGCCGACAGCGAAGCAGTCGGGTCCATGTTTCCACCATCCGATCAGCGGTTCCGGCCATTGAGGCCACCCGCATTGAGGCCACACTACCCAGACAAGAACCTTGCGCTCCCATCCGGTTGGCTTCGTCGTGGCAGGAATCCAAGAAGCCGAACAAGTCGTCTCATCCAACCCCTCTTCACGGGGTTCTTCAACGCTTACTGGCTTTGATTCAGTCTGATTTTGGTTCATAGATTCAGGGCTTCGATTCGGGGTGGATGGACTCGGCGTTAGTTTTAGTTTCATACTGTGTTTTCTTTCTGTATTGTTTTGTAGATCAAAACGGCACGTCATCATAATCATCCGCCGCTTTTGACATTGGATCATGCCATTGTCCGCCGCTCTTAGCCGATGATTGCGGTTGACTGTCGCTGTTGAAATTCAGTGTTTTGCAGTTACCGAGAATCGCGCCTTTTTCACCTGCGCCCCGTCGATCCTTGCCGATGTCGAGTGTAATCATGTGGGTATTCCCATACTGATCCTCGCCTTTCTTATTTTCAAGAATGTCGCAATTCAGGTAAATTCCACCCTTGTCCGAGACGAAGATGTTTGCTGACTTTACTGGAATTGCGACGAATTTTTCGCCTGTTTTTGACTCGAAAACTTTTACGCCTTCGATCTTCTGTAGTCCTATGTTTGCTTTTAGTATTTGCATGTTATTTATTAGTTGAAGATTAGTTTGATTTCACGAAAATGCCGTCGATCATTTTTCCATTGCGCTTGCTTTTGTTTGTTTGTCATTGCTGACCTGCCATTTTCCGATTGTCCGTAAAAAAGCCTCTGCCCGTTGCGCTGCGGTGAGCGAGAGCCATTTCCACCTCCCAGTCGTATTTTGTTCCTCACACGCAATATCGTAGGTGTGATCGGAGTAGGCCACGCGTTGCTCTTCGGTCAGCACCTTCTCCGCTTCATGCATCGCGTTGAGGTCGTTGAGGTAGTCGGGTTCTGGAGCATAATACCCATGCGGATTAAGCCATCCGAGTCCACGCTTATCAGGTTTCCACCCACACGCTTCCGCTATCTTGATTCTTTGTAGTTTTTGGTTCATAATTTTAATATCTTACCATCCACGATCAGTCCTTCTTTCGTGAGGAGTTCAATGGCTTTCTGAACATTTGTTTTAGGACGATTGTCATGGATTATTCCATCAGAGTTCTCATAGTAAATCTGCTTACCATTGGAATCGTATTCACCCTTTGACCAATATCCCCTGTAGTTCTCAAAGTAAATCTGATTACCCTCGGAATCGAATTCATGTTTTGCCCAATGTCCCTTGCTGTTCTCAAAGTAAATCCGATTACCCTCGGAGTCTTTGATTTTAAAAGGAAACTCTTTGATTTTAAGTTGCTGTGCTATTGTCATGGTTACTTTTTTTTCTGTTGTTTTCATAATCTCGAAATTTGATACTTCATAAAATCCGCTTGCGTTAGCAGTCCGCTGATCTCCGCGTGCTTGCGCTCGATCTGACTGCGCTCGTCAACTGGAAACGATCGGTATTCTGATCGCTGCATCGTCGCCTCCAACTTGTCGTACTGCGCCAACAACTCAGCCTCCAGCGCGGTTGCTAGTTCCAAGGCGCGTTCACTCATCGTCCCCTCCTTTCGTGGCAACAAGTTCTCTCAGCTCAATAAGTATAGGGTAAGAATAGTCATCGTGACGAGCTGCAAATTCTAGTGGTATTGCCTCGCTGATTCGAGCATCAATGTATTCGATCAATTTGTTAAGTAGTTCTTCGTTCATAGTTGGAGTAATATTAAAATTAGAATTGAATAAATAATAACGACTGCCGCAAATATTACGACTGCCGCAAATATTGCGACTCCGATTTTCCAGTCTAAATTAGTCCCGTGCATGGCTCCCTCCTTTCGTGTCTTCTAGGGCTTGCTCTGCTTTTTCCAATGCTTCGTGAAATCGTTTAGCTGGCTGGCAATCATCGCTTTCGCTGTGGTAATCTTTTGCGGGGTGA